AAGGTAGCGTTCCTCTTAAAAAGAGCCAAAAAGTATCCGTGAACACTAACCCTCGACCAGGTATGGGTAAGGGTAAAGTACGAGGCGCTGGTATAGCAGAGTCAGGTACTAAGTTTTCAGGCGTTTATTAATGTCGGTACTCTGGTTAAGAGAACAACTACTTAAAGAGCTTCGAGCACAACAAGAAGCTGTCAAAGACACATTACTGGCAGGTGTCAAAGATATAGGTCAGTATGAGTATTTACGTGGACAATATACAGCTCTGGTCCAGGTAGAAAGTAAACTAAGAGAGCTGCTAGGAAAAGTAATAGAAGATGACGAAGACGACACAAGTGGTAGTTCCTGACCACGTTGCTCAAGAAATCGAAAAGGAAAATCAAGCAATATCAGAAAATGTTCAAGAAACTGGTGAACAGTTAGATAAAGCTTATGTGGAACCAGGACTGAAAGTTCTCGATCCAACACTTTTAGATAAATCAGCTTTAGAGAGAATGCCAACACCTACAGGGTGGCGTATGTTGATATTGCCATTTGCAGGTATGGGTGTTTCTAAAGGAGGCATAATAATGACAAAAGATACAGTCGATAGAGAAAGACTCTCTACGGTTTGTGCTTATGTGGTTAAAATGGGGTCGCTTTGTTATCAAGATGCGAAGTTTGGTGACAAACCTTGGTGTCAAGAAAAACAATGGGTATTGATAGGCCGTTATGCTGGTGCTCGTTTCAAGTTAGGTGATGATGCAGAATGCAGAATTATTAATGACGATGAAGTGATTGCTACCATACATGATCCAACCGATATCGTTGCAGTATAGGAGTAAAAATGAGTGAAGAAGTAAAAAAAGACGAAACTCTCGAAGAAGAAACAGTAGTTGAACTGGAAGAAGAGCAGAGTGAATCTGAAGATGCTGAAGCTACAGAAGAAGTTGCAAGTCAACCAGAGGAAGAAGAAGATCCTAAGGAAGAAGAAGAACTTGAACAATATTCTGATAGAGTTCAGAAACGTATAGCAACCTTAACACGTAGATTAAGAGAAGCAGAGCGAGCTAGCGAATCAGCTTACACTTATGCAAATCAGCTACAAGAAGAAAATAAAAATCTTAAAGTTAAAAGTTCTCAATCTGATAAGTCTTATTTATCTGAAGCTGAAAATAGATTAAAGTCCCAAAAAGCACAAGCTAAAGCGGCTTTAAAATCCGCATACGAAGAACAAGACTTTGATAAGGTAGCGCAAGCACAAGACATAATCGCAAAGATTGCAGTTGAAGAAAGTAAAATAGAATCTTCAAAATCACAGTTAGAGTATCAAGAAGAGCAAAAAATACAAGGACAAGAGATAGAACAACCACAGGTTCCAGCTCAACAACCTGCTCCTGTAGTGCAACCTGATGAAAAAGCAACCGCTTGGGCAGAAAAAAATGAGTGGTTTGGTACTGACGAGATAATGACTAACGCTGCTTTTACTATACATAAACAATTAGTAGAAGATGAAGGATTTGATCCTAAGAGCGATGAGTATTATACTGAGGTTGATAACAGGCTTCGTGCTAAGTTTCCAAACGATTTTTCTCAACAAGAAAATTCTAAGAAACCGACACAAAGAGTGGCTTCAGCTGGCAGAGCAGATACAACTGCAAAGCCTAGTAAAAAGCAAGTTAGATTATCGCCTTCTGAAGTTCAGATGGCTAAAAAATTAAACGTACCCTTAAATGAGTACGCAAAATTCGTAAAAAGGTAAAATATGAATAGAGATGATAAGGGCAGGTTTTTAAAACCTGAAAATAACAGAGAATCCCGCTCTGCTGATACTCGTGCACAAGATCAAGCACGAAAACCTTGGGCTCCCCCAAGTATGTTAGAAACTCCCCCAGCACCCGAAGGATACGTCTATAGATGGATCAGGGCTGAAGTTTTGAATAGTGATGACAAAAAAAATGTTATGTCTAGGACTAGAGAAGGTTTTGAACTTGTCAGGTCTGAAGAGATAGGAGATTTTGAGTTGCCAAGTATTCAAGACGGTAAGCACGCAGGAGTAGTTGCTGTTGGTGGGCTTCTATTAGCTAAGATTCCAGAGGAAACAAGAAACGAACGTAACGCCTATTATCAAAACAGAACGCAGACAGCACAAGATGCTGTAGATAACGACCTCATGAAAGAATCCGATGCTCGTTCTCCAATTATGTCTCCAAGGAGAACTTCTAGTGTAACGTTTGGAGGCGGTAAACGAAAATAATTAAGGAATAATTATGGCAAATCAAGATGCGGCCTTCGGGTTCAAACTGGTTGGTAATTTGGCAGGTGACAACTTAGGTAAAGTTACAGAGTACAATATCGAATCAGGTTCAACTCAAGGCATATTCTCTGGGGACCCAGTAAAAATGTTAACAGGAGGTTTCATCGACGTAGCCGATGCAGCTGCTGATACAAAAATACTAGGAATCTTTAGAGGTTGTAAATTCGTCGATGCGACTTCGAAAGAAGTTACGCATTCAGCCCATTTCCCTGCTGCTCAAACAGCAACAGGAGATATAGTAGCATTTGTGGAAGATAATCCATTTAACTTATATGAAGTTCAAAGTTCAGCAGCTTTAGCTAGAACTGACATTGGAGCTAATATAGATATCGCTTATACAGCAGGATCAACCGTAACAGGTCAATCTAAAGCTGAGGTAGGTGGTTCTTCAACCAATGGTGCAGCTAACTACAGAATTGTTGGAGTCTCACAAGATTCAGAAAATAATGAACTTGGCGCTGTTAACGTAAATATGATCGTTTTAATCAACGAGCATGCTTACAAAATAGAAGCTGGAATATAATAAGGAGTAAATCATGGCTATAAATAGAGCACAATTAGCGAAAGAATTAGAACCTGGTTTGAATGCCTTATTTGGCATGGAGTATAACCGTTACGATAACGAGCATGCAGAAATCTTTGATCAAGAAACCTCAGATAGAGCGTTCGAAGAAGAAGTAATGATCGTCGGTTTTGGTAATGCACCAGTTAAGCCTGAAGGTTCAGGAGTATCATTTGATAACACAAATGAAGGTTTTACAGCAAGGTACGAGCACGAAACAGTTGCTCTTGCATTTGCTTTAACAGAAGAAGCTGTCGAAGATAACTTGTACGATAGACTTGGTTCAAGATATACAAAAGCATTAGCTAGAAGTATGGCAAATACCAAGCAAATTAAAGCTGCAAGTATTTTAAACAATGCTTTTTCTGCTTCATTTGTTGGCGGCGATGGTCAGCCTTTAGTTTCTACAGCACACCCACTTTCAAGTGGCGCTTCAGGATCTAACAGAGCAGCGACTTTTGCTGACTTAAATGAAACTTCATTAGAAGATGCACTTATCAGAATATCTACTCAAACTGATGATAGAGGATTAGCAATAGCGTTGCAGGGACAAAAACTTGTTGTTCCACCGCAACTACAATTTGTTGCTGATAGACTTCTTAACTCACCAGGGAGAGTCGGTACTTCAGATAACGATATCAACTCCATCAATAATCAAGGAATGCTTCCAGAGGGTTATGTAGTTAATCACTATCTTAACGATCCAGATGCTTACTTCATCAAGACTGATGTACCTGATGGTTTCAAACATTTTGTTAGAAGCCCAATGGCAACATCACTTGAAGGTGATTTTGATACAGGAAATATGAGATACAAAGCTAGAGAGAGATATTCATTTGGATTCTCAAACTGGAGATGTGTCGATGCTTCTCAAGGGGCATAACACTTAACCGTAAAAGTGTTAAGGGCTACTTCGGTAGCCCTTTTTTTATTGTATTTACAAATTCTGTGAGCTAAACTTAAGTTCTAGGTAATTAATATGCTTACAGACTGACCTAGCAGACAAGCCAAGACTGTAAGTAATAACCAAGGAGGTTATAATGGCAAAATCGACATTTTCAGGACCTGTTAAATCCTTAAGTGGATTTATTTCAGCAGGTAGCGACGCAGTTGTAAGCTTAACAGCTGATACAAGTTTGACAGTAGATGCTCATGCAGGCAAAATTTTAGTTTGTAATGACGCAGACGGTAAATTTACATTACCAACAATAGTACCAACCGTACCAAGTGATTCATCAGATCCTAATCAATTAAATAATCTAGGTGTTTCATTTACATTTGTAATAGATACAGCAGCTACAGATTTAGATATCAAAACTGATGGTACAGACAAGTTTGTAGGTGGTTTATATACTGGTGTAAATGATGCGACAGGCAAAACATTTATATCTGGTGCTTCTAATGACGTAATAACACTAAATGGCTCTACTAAAGGTGGATTAGCAGGTAGTGTGGTCAATGTTGTTGCTATGGCAGATAACAAGTATATGGTAGAAGGAATACTACTAGGTTCAGGCACTTTAGTAACTCCATTTGCTGACGCATAAGGTAGGAAATAATGGCAGATGCAGTAACAACACAAACTATTCAAGACGGTCAAAGAAAGGCCGTCATGAAATTCACTAATGTTTCCGATGGGACTGGTGAAAGTGCTGTTGCTAAAGTAGATGTCTCCGCTTTACAAACAAATGCAAATGGCGACGCTTGCACAAGTGTCACTATTCAAAGAATATATTGGGCCTGTCGTGGTATGGGTGTAGATTTATTGTTTGATGCAACTTCTAATGTCTTAATTACAGGTTTACCAGCAGATAGTACTGGAGATGAGTACTACGATAATTTTACAGGTATACCTAATAATGCAGGCAGCGGTAAGACTGGAGATATTCTCTTTACGACAGTAGGTCACTCATCAGGTGACACATATTCTATTATCTTAGAACTCGTCAAAGAGTATGGCTGAATATAAAGGAAAAAAAGTAACTCTCAATAGACCAAGACCACTACGAAAAGGAGAGCCTGGGTATGGAAAAAAACGTAAAGTTGTTTTTGTTAAAGGTTGTAGTAGTGAAAGTTCTAGAGTAAAACGTATTACTTTTGGCGATGCTAAACTCGGGATGCACAAAAATAATAAATCTAGAAAAAAATCATACTGTTCTAGAAGTGCAGGCATGAGTGGCACAACTGATAGATGTAGTGCTAATTATTGGGCTAGGAAAGATTGGGATTGTTAACTAAAACTTAATGTGAGGAATTAATTATGAGTTTTTGGGAAAAAATAGGAAATTGGTTTGGCTGGGTAAAAGTCAGAGCACGTGATGAAGATGGTCGATATATCGCTGATGATAAATCGACAGCAAAGAATGAAGCCTATACAATGGTACACAAAGATTTGGTCAAAAAGCCAAAACGTAAATATACTAAAAGGAAGAAAAAATAATGGCAATTTCAAGTACAAAAACAGTTCAAAGGGTAGAAGTATATCCTTTAGCAGATAGTTCAGCAGATGCAACCGCAAATGCTAAACACCCAACTATGATGGTAGTGTATGAAAATACTTTAGCTGGGACAGGATCTGATGCTCATTTGGACGGTACAGTAGCTACAGAAGTCAAACATCTAAGTAAGTTTGTATCCGATGGTGGATCAGCTACGGATGTAACAGGTGAGGATGCTTTAGTGCAAACCATCTGTGGCGCTATCTGGGCATAATGTACGAATATAAATGCGAGGTCACTCGTGTGGTCGATGGGGATACAATAGATTGTATCCTCGACCTCGGCTTCAGTATTTTACATAAATGTCGTGTCAGACTTTACGGTATAGATACTCCTGAATCTAGAACAAGAGATCTAGATGAAAAAGCCAGAGGAAAACTAGCTTCTAAATTCTTAGAAGATTCTATAAATAACGGTAAACAGGTAATTTTACGTAGTGAGCTAAAAGATTCTAAAGGTAAATACGGTAGAGTCTTAGGATCTATAGTAGTAGATGATTTAGACATCAATCAAGCTATGGTAGCACAAAATTTAGCCGTCAAATACTTCGGGCAAAGCAAAGCTGACGTTGAAGCCGAACACATGCTAAACAGACAAAAGTTAATTGACTCAGGTGCATATGTACCCGATTTATAATAAATTTTATTACAAACCCCTACCTGATTGTTTAGAAATAAAAGAAAGCCCTATAGAGGGTCTAGGTCTTTTTGCAAAAACTAATATAAAAAAACATTTTGATTGTGGTATGTCACATCTTAAAGTACCAATTATTTGCGGGTTTGTTAGAACTTCTATAGGTGGTTTCCTGAACCATTCTGAAAAACCAAATTGTGCTTTAGCTTTGGAGTTGGATTGGGACGATTATAAGGTATATAATGTTTTTACGATAAAAAAAATTAAAGCTGGTGAAGAACTAACTTTAGATTATCATGCAGACGGTTTAAATTATGGCTAAAAAGAAGGTAAATAAAATAATCAAAGGTCTTAAAAAAGCTAGTAAGACACATGCCAAACAAGCTAAAACTTTAGAGAGTTTAAAGTTAAAAAAAGGTGGTAAAGTAAAAAGTAAGGGTAAAATATGTCCTGAAGGTAAAGCTTGGGCTAAAAGAACTTTTGATGTTTATCCTAGTGCCTATGCAAACCTAGCAGCTTCTAAGTATTGCAAAGACCCAAACTACGCAAAAAAAGCAAAAGGCGGTAAACGTAAAGGTAAAGCTAACGGCGGTCCTGTTATTAGAGGTCAAGGCAGAGTGATGTCTGATAGATTAAGATGAGTGGTCATAAGGGTCAATTACAAGATTGGTTAGACGCAGACTGGTTAAGAATTGGCGCAGATGGATCTATAAAAGGGAAGTGTGGTGATAGAAAAAAATCTGAAGGTAAGCCGAAATGTTTACCAAGAAAAAAAGCTATGAGCCTATCTAAAGCAGAAAGAAAAAAATTAGTAGCAAGAAAAAGAGCAAAAGATCCAAACCCAAATAGAAAAGGTAAACCAATAAATGTTTCAAATAAGTTGAGGGACGGTGGACCTGTTAGACTTATAGCAAAAGGTTGTGGTAAAGTGATGAAAAATAAAAGAAAAGTTACTACAATAAGGTAACTTAAGGAGCAAAAATGCCAGGACATTATAAAAAATCTAAAAACGGTAGCATGATGAAGAAATCTAAAGGCGGACCATTAAATGCTAAATCTAAGAAAAAACCTGTTGGTATGAAAGGTGGCGGTGCAGCTAAAAATAGTAAAAACGGTAGCATGATGAAAAAGTCTAAGGGTGGCACAATGAGGATGCAAGGTGGTGGTTTCGCCGCAAGAAAACGAAGACAAAAAAAATAGTGCCCAATTTAATAAGTAATATTCCGCATTTCAAATGCTGGGTAAGAAGAGAATTTACCCATAATCACGAAAAATATCATGATGAGTATATACATGCTTTAGCAATAGCTGTTAATACCATACCTGACAGATCTTTAAGTTTCCAAGTAGTTTTTACAGGTGAAGAGTCTAACTGTGAAGATAACGATGAACCTAACATACACGGTGGTGCTATGTGGGCTCGTATGCCTATACAAGGTATGGTCGCAGATATACCTATGGATGATTTCCCTGATCCTATGGAAGATCATTTAGCACAACCTTGGGACTGTGAATCAAGAGATCATAGTGTTGTAGTTATGGATAGAGTTAGCTCCTCACCTTGGTTAGCTAAGATAAATGGTGATTTTTACCAAGCTAAGTATTTATTTACCGTAGACTACACAAATAACTCTATTGCAGATGACCCTGCACAACATAAGCAATCTCATGTATTATATATAACAGAAGATTGTAATTGGAAAGGTAATCTAGTTGCTTTACCTAACAATAGAGTAAGAGCTACAAGCCCTGCTTTATGGGTGACTGGCGAGGGTGCTCCAGACTTTAAACCGTCTCAATGGGCACATTCAGCAGAAGGTCATGAAAGTTACCTAGATCCCTCAATTACATTTAATAATTTATATGAGGACTAAAAATGGCAACATCAGGAAGTACAAACTTCGAACCAGACATAACAGAGTTTGTTGAAGAAGCATATGAAAGATGTGGCTTAGAACTCAGAACTGGATACGATCTTAAAACTGCAATCAGATCTGCAAACTTAATGTTAGCTGAATGGGCTAATAGAGGTTTGAACCAATGGACTATCGAGACAGGCACAAAAACCGTTACTGAAGGCACGAACAGTTACACCTTAGGCACAAATGTAATTGATGTCTTAGACGTTACTATCAGAAGAACAATTAGTGGAACTACAACAGATGTTAGGCTAGATAAACTTTCAAGATCAGAGTTTTTCAATATCCCTAATAAAGCTACCAAGTCAAAGCCGTCACAATATTTCTTAGATAAACAAAATAATCCAACTTTATTCATTTACCCAACACCTGAAAACTCAACCGATATAATACGATTTAATAAACTAACAAGGATGGATGATGTAGATGATGCTAAAAATACTATGGATATGCCGTTCAGATTATTTCCTTGTTTTGTGGCAGGGCTAGCTTACTACATAAGTATTAAAAAGAATCCTCAATTGACTGCACAACTTAAGAGTATCTACGAAGAAGAATTTAGAAGAGCCGCTGACCAAGACGAAGATAGAGCTTCATTCAGAGTTAGACCAAGTATAAGGAATTATTGATGGCTACTGGTAAACACGCATACGGTATTTGTGATATTTCAGGTTTCAGATACAAGCTCAAAGACATGAAAAAAACTTGGAACGGACTTAAGGTTGGGCCAGACCAATTTGACCCAAAACATCCACAATTAGAACCATCTACACATGTCTCAGATTCAGAGGCTCTACACGATCCTAGACCAGATACTGATGTTGAAGCAGGAGACGGTAGAGTATTTACTAGTACAGCTATAGTTGGTCGCAGCTTCCAAGGTTTTGCAATTACATCTGCTTTAGGAACAGTTACAATATCATAATGACACTAGCACAATTAAAAACCTTAATACAAAATTACTTACAAAATACTGAAACTACTTTTGTAGCTACGATAGATGACATCATAAAAAATACAGAAGATAAAATATTTCAAGAGGTAGAGTTTGATAATTTTAGAAAAACAGCCACTTTGACCTTCACAGCAGGCACTAAAACAATAGCTACACCATCTGATTATGTCTTGTCTTTTAGTTTTGCTGTAATAGATTCAAGCTCTGATTATCATTATCTAGACAAAAAACACCCTTCATTTATACAAGAATATGACGTAGATCCAGCAGATTCTACTAAAAGAGGTTTACCTAAATATTATGCTGTTAAAGAAAAAGGTTTAAGTTCATCTACTTTGGTTGTAGCACCTGTACCTGATGCTAATTACAGCGCAGAACTAAACTATCTGTTCAAACCTAATTCACTAGTGACAGATACAACTGGCACTTGGTTATCAAACAATGCTAGGAATCC